ATATTGACTTTTCGGTTGGCCGGTGCGGTGGCTTCTTCATGGTTTGAATTTGACGCAAAGCCTGCGGGCTTGCTTGCACCAGGTCATACCCTTCGCCGCGTATCCAATGCATTACAGCGTTCACATCGCATTCAACGCGTTTGTCTGTTTGCGGCACCAGGCACACGTACAAGAACTCATTGCCATTGACGCGTTCAATCTTCACGCCGACTTCGTACCAAGTGGCACTAATAAACGTTTCCCCGATCTTTTCCGCGCCCGTCCAGCCGTTTGCAAGCGCTCCAGGCACATTCACGTTTTCAGGGTGTACGAACCAGACGTTGACGTTGATGTGCTTGGTAAAATTCCCATTAATAGCATTCAACGTGCCTTTATACCCGGCGGTGTGACCTTCGGCTTCATCATCCTGCAAATACAAATCCATGAAAAGGTTCGCACCATAGAAATTACCTTCTGCCACGGTGCTGATTTTCAGTTCATTCAAGTCTTCAAGACGTGAAGGCAACCCGCACTTTTCCGCAACTTCAACAAGGTCATGAGCTGGAAAGTCGTATTGACGAAGTTTTTCACCACCAGGTAACACTGGCACCCAGGGTAAGAAACTACATTCGCGGCCATTGTATGCACCGACACCAAAGAAAGGGAACGCCGCAACAAAGTCATTCGTTCTTTGCCCGTGGTCAGTCGTCTTGCCTTCAGCGTTGCGTTTATACCGAACAACACCATGACGACCACGCCGACCGATTTCAATGTAACTGTCAGGATCGTTGCCGTTGTCAAGTGTAAATTTGTAGCCGTTGGTTAACGCAAAGATTCCATTCTCGTAGTATTTAGACTCATACTGACTTTTGTTGTCGGCGCGTGCGTCCACAACGAACGGATGCGGCGTTGCCGGGTCTGGTACCGGTACCGGTGCGGGTTTGGGTGGTTCTGGTTCTGGCGGTGCCGTGTTGTCATTCACTTTGCTTTGCACCATACGCTTCAACGCTTCGGCTTCGGCTTGCAGGCCGCGAACCTTCGTGTCAAGTTCTGCGCTGATAGCTTGAAACTTTCTTTCAGTTTCGGCTTTGTGGTTTGCCAAGTCACGGGCAACGGCTTCGATTTTTTCCAGTGCTTTGTCACTCATTATTTTAGGCTCGCAATCATAGTGTTAATATCAGACATCGTTGAACGTATCTCATCAAGGGTTCGTGTGGTGTACACTTTTCCATGTTCAAGATCTTTTTGTACGTCAACAACGCGGTGGTCGATGTCACGAAGAACCGCCGCTTGACGTTTTTCCGATTCCGTATACTTATTGTCAGAGGTGGTTTTGTAATCGCTAAATTCTTTTTTTAGGTCTTTCAAATCTGCTGCAAGCGCGTCGTTCTGTTCACCCAGATTTTTAATGTCTAATGACATTTTATACTTAGTAAACTTGTGACTGACAATGGCAGTCACCAACGCAGTAAACGCAGTTGCAAAAAACTTCCAATTAGACATAAAAAAACTAACTTCATTTACGGCTGATTCGTTCAAAATCATTAACCTTTTATTATTAAATTCTCACGCCTTCGAGCGAACTTTTCCATTGTCCTGTTCGACTGTTTCCCTTCATGGTTGCATTCTGTATTTTATAAACACCTGACGCGTCGGTGCGTACATTTTCTGTTCTGAAGAACAGGTCGCCGAGCTGAACTTCTGCACCCGTTGCTTCAATAGCAAAACGTTGACCCGGTATGAGTTGCGGGTTCAACAACAGTTCAACGTTTGCACCACGGTTGGTCACTGTTGGGCTTCCAATCATGCCGCTAGTTGCAGACACAAGAAACACTTCGCTGTCTTGTAACGCGGTGTCAGCCGCAAGCGCATTCACAATGCCGTCTTGAACTGACCATTCCGCGTTGTATTCGCCTGCAATCTCATTCAGCACCGCAGCCGATGACCCGCTGTACGTCACGCCGTCAGTCTTGTCAATGCTGTTCGGTATACCCGACAAGTCGCCAACGTCACCAAGTGTTGCGGCCACTTCTTCAAACATGGCACGCGTTGAAACACCTGTGTCAAAGGTCTTGTTGAACAATGCGTTTTCATAAGCCTGGCCGCCGTCAGCCGCATACACTGTGATAATTCTGTCAATGCTTGTTTTCGACTGCGTGACGTTGCGAACATCACCAATGAAGACAAGCCGTAATTCGGTTCCATATCCACAATTCAGAATCACCCGCGTGTACTTGCGGCGAAGCTGACCGAGTGTGTAACTGTTAGGGTTCCATATTTTTATCGTGGCAAGGTTTGGCATACCGTGCAACGTCTTCTTCACTTCAAAGTCAACGGCCAGTTCTGTGATGATCGACGCCACGCCGTCAGGCGGTAACACCGTCAGTTCATATTTGCGGTCAAACTGTTGCATAGAATAGATTGCCGCCGTCCGTCAACTTTTCAATTGACAAGTAATCGTTGTCACTGTTCAGGTTCAACGCGAACATCGACCCTTCAAGTGATAGCGCATAGGGTGCGAACAAATCACTGTTCGGCGTCAGTGGCACACCGTACACAATCGGGTCACCGTCTTGCGTTAAAAGATCAAGCGTCCACAACGCCATGCGGTAGTTAAGCCGCAGCCGTATGGTGTACAACGTACCTTCAAGCGTGATTGTGAACAGTTGGTCAAACGCGTCACTGATTGGTATGGTTCGCAGTGCCATGTTAGTTCCTTAAAGCGTCAAGCGCGGCTTTCAGTCGGCTTTTGTCAGGGTTGCCGGTAAGCAAGTCAGACAAGACACTGATACCTTGTTGAAACTTTCTATCTTCGGGAAGCATCGGTTCTTTGCGGCCTGACGATTCAGTGCTTGCACCTTGTGCCCTGGTTGCGCCTGACTGCAATTGAAGTTCTTGAAACCGGGTGCTTTGCACGCTGATTGTTTGGGTGTTTGCAATAATGATCCGTTTGAACCGCAGCACAAAGCCAACAGCGTTGCCGGTGCTGGTTTCCTGGTTCGATATAAACGACAGCAACAAACAGTTATCGTATAGACGCAAGCCGGTCTGAATGCTAACAAGTCGTTTGTTGCGTTGCATTTCTTCAAATGCTTCATAAGCTACAATTGCACGGGTCTTGCTTTCACTGGTGCTTGAACCGAATAAGTCATTTGCAGCAAAGACGATTTCGCCATTGTCGTTTGCACGTGCAGACATAGGTGTGTCAGTGACTTCACCGACTACGGTGACTATCACCGGCTGCAACACAGCGTGGTCACTGACAGCCGCACCGAATTCAACAGGGTGATCAGTTACGGTGAGTTCACTTTGATGCGACTCAGACATTGTTGCATCAAGTGAAAAAACATCAATTGAACGGCTTGCGCCGATGTATAGTTTTTGGACTGTCATTGGTCAACCGTGGTTTCCATGTCATTCATCGTTTGCTGAAACTTTTCGTTAGTCGCTTGCGCTATTTCTTCAGCATTGGTGCCTGTGATGTTGAACGTGTTGTTGACGTTGCTTGAACGCGAATTCTGTATTGCACGAAAACGCGGGTTAATAACTGCATTGCGTTGCGGTGTCGGTGTCACAAGTCCGTTTGGCTCATCGTCGCCGCCACCGAAAAAGTCAACAACATCGTCTTTTATGAGACCGAAAACCTTCGGTGCAAGTTTCACTTGTTCCTTTACATTCTCAACACTAAACTTTGATGCAAGGTTTGCAATTTCTTTCCAGCCGTCAAGTATCTTGCCGACAGTGCCGAAGATATCCTTGAACAGTTCGCCAATGGATATCAACGCAGCTTCAGCACGCGGACTATCCTTGACCAGTTCACCAAGCACTGATTCTTTGCCGTTAAAAAATGCGTACACGTCTTCAAGCAATAGCAGAATTGCAGCAACACCGATTGCAATGGCAAGTGGTATCGCGAAGATTGCAATCTTTACCGCCGCGATGCGTATTGCAAGCGCCCGGAACAGCACAACAAGTTTTGCAATCCCGTTCAGTACGGCAACACCACCGAGAAATGCCATAACGAACGCCAACACTTTTGCGCCTGCGATGATGCGGCGAATCCATTGTTCAAGTCTACTGTTCACCAGATCACGATTGACTTCCCACCAATCAGTGAACCGATTAATAATTGTTGTCATTAACGGTGCTAGTTCACGCGCCACAGTTCGCGATACGTCTTTTATGATCTTCCATAGGTTTGTTAAACTATCTTGAAATTCTGCGGCAATGCGTGCGTCTTCTTCAGTGGTAACACCGAGATTCCGCGCCTGGGTTGTCAGTGCTTCGATTTCACCACGGCCTTGTTGCAGCAATCGAAGTGAACCGGTGATGCCAAGTTTTTCAGCAAGTTCGATTTGACGACCGGCCCGCAACCCTTGCATGCCGCTTGCCACTTCTTTCAACAACTGGTCACTGTCTTTCAATTGACCGTTTGAATCACTGACGTTGATACCGAGCAAACCGAACGCTTCAACACCTTCACCGATGCCGCGCTGTGCTTCAGACGCACGGCGTGCAATGCCGCGCAAACTTGAAGTCATGCCGTCAGCAGTGCCGCCACTTCGTTCAAGCGCAAACGTCAAAGCGTCGATGTTTTCAACGCTTGTGTTTACTTCAGCGGCAAGTTTGCCTTGTTCGTCTGACGCTGCGGTTGATGCAACGACAATCGCAGTCAGTGCAGCCGCACCGCCGATTGCAACCTGTGCAAGTTTGGCGACACCGGCGCTGACAGTTTCAACGTCAAGTTCAAATTCTTTCAGTCCGGCGTCGTCGTAATCGTAACCAAGCCCGACCATAAATGATTGTAATAGTCTACTCATTTATTAGCCGCCAATTCGTTTTTCAAATCAATCAACTGGTGCATGGTTTCCAGGTCTTCAATGTTGTATGTGCCATCCTGCAACTGTGCAAGCGAACACATCGGCGGTTCAGTCAGTAACGGTCGATGCAACCACCCTATGACGTTTGGGTATTTGTCGGCGCTGAATTCTGACCGGTCACCGCCGCCGCCTTTCCGCGCTGACCCGGCATTAAATCCCCGTAATTAGTTTTCACGATAAACGCTAGCACTTTATACATGGTGGTCATCCCGTCACCGCTGAACAACGTTGTGTACGTTGCGTTGTTCAGTGCTTCGCCGTTGACATGAACGCCGCCTTTGGTGAAACAATCTTTGATGAAGTCGGTTATTTCTT